CAAGCGTTGTTGCGATTCAGGCAAGGTGCGTTCATCAACCTGAAGTCAGATTACCAAGAAGAACAAAAATATTTAGAACCGAGGTCGTACTATTGATGGAAAAGAAAATACCTAAAGGATCAGGCATCGCTGTCAAAGGCGTAGGCAAAGCTAGTCAGTTACTCACGAGAGAACCTATGGATTTGTTAGCACAAAAGATGCAAAGAGACTTTGACCTCCTTAACGTACGATCAGAACGTAAAATTAAAATCAAAAAAATTAAACCATGAGCGCCGTTTTATTTAAACTAGGTCAAAAAGGAATTACTTTTACGGATGATTTTTTTGATGCCATAAGGGTAATGAAGAATTACAAAAAGCAAGATTATAGAAGAGCAGCTGCTTTTAATTCAATGCTCAATGATTTTTTTGAAAACCCTAATGCTAAATCGGCGTACGTTTTAAGAGCACTGGAAAAAAAATTAATTGATGAAGACATCATTAGTACAAGCTTGAGATCCACAATGTCAAAAGGTAAACAAAAAGCAGGAGTGTCTAGAACAGATAAATTGAGTGAATTAGCGTCAGCTAATTATTCTTTTGCAGCGAAAGATGCGCAAAAAGAGGCAGCAAAAATTAAGGCAACATCAGAAAAAAGAATGTCTCAACTTAGAGATCCAAGGTTTATTGCTAAAGCAAACAAAGGAAGAACCATGGCCGCTTACAGAAAAGCATTGCCTTTTTGGATGGATGTATCTAAACAATTAGACGGCACTACTTCAATACTTGAGGCGATACAAAAAACAGCAGGTTACTCCAGTCCAATAAAATCACATAGTAGAATTAAAGGTACACTTTCAGGTGTTGGTGGAAAACGAGCAGGAGGTTGGCCTGCACAAAAAGATTTAATGATGAAAAGTGATGACCCAGGAGTAAGAGAGGCGGCTCAAAAAATACAAAATGAAATTGATTTTTATGAACGACATAAAAGAGCTTATTCTTATGTTGAACCTGACGAGGCGACGTATATTAGACCTAAAGGTAAGTTACAAGAGCTTAACGTGGAAGGTTTTAATAATCGACCATCCGCTGCAGATGTTAAAAATATTTTAAGTAATCCTAAATTTAAAGGTTTTATCCAACCATATAACAAACTTATCGGTGAACATATCATGGAAGGTAGAACTAGAAACAAGATGGAAAGACTTGTTACTGACTTTGCTAAAAAACACGGTGGCTTTAAAGAAGCCTCTTACATTACAACCAATAGACGTAATAGAATGAAAACACCTCTTACAAGTCAAATATTAACTAATAGTATAAAGAAAAGTGAATTACTTAATTCTGTTATACCAGGTCAAAAACCATCTGCAAAAATTTTAGAACAAATAAAATTACACGATGCAGCAATTGCAAAAGCATCAAATCAACTTTCTGATCTTGGATTAGAGACAGCTGTTTTTGATAGTGCTGCTAACAAAGGTAAAGGTAAAATAAAATATTTTGGTAAGCAATATAATAACATGAGTGAATTAGTTCAGTCTGTAAACACAGGACAAATACCAGGTAGCACTGGAAAAGGTGGAGCGGGTGGTCCTAGGTTTTTACCTATGAAAGAGATTACCATAGATGGTAAAAAAGTTTTAACAAACAAATATCAGGATGGTGGTTTTGCGGGAAAGTTTTCAAATTTTCTAGACGCTACTAAAAAACAATTTTTTGAGGGTGGAGAATACCCTTACGATGTAGCAAGCAACGAACCTCTTGAAGGCGACATAGCAAATCTTATACCTACAGCTGAAGCTGTGCAAATGATGACAGCTCCTTTAACTTTACAACCTGTAGATGAACTGGTTGATCAAACATTAGATTCTATAGACTATGATTTAGCTACTGATGATAAAATACAGAGTTACTTGAAGTCATTAGATTTTTATAACGAGGAAGAAAATAGATTTAAACAAGGTTTAAATTTTTTTACGAATAGAAAAAATATGTTTAGAGGGGCTGATAATTATTTTCCTGAGTCAGTGCTTGAAGAGTATCTTCCAGAAGGTTCGTTTGTAAAACAAGAACCAACAACAGATTTTAATGAAATGGGTCAACCTGTAAATGAACTTGGTCAAACTGAACAAGATTATATAAATGATTATCTTCAATACACAAATTCAGATGATTACAAGTTAAGAACAAATATACTTTTTAATCCAGATCTAGCTAAAGAAAGAGCAGCTATTCAATCTAAACTGTATGGCAATCAATTAAAAAAAGCAGGATTACTTACAGCTAACGCTCTTATTGAAACTTATCAAGCAGTCGCTCCAACAGCTTACGCTGGAGATGCTATAGAAGATTTAGCAGAAATTAAAGAGGGAGATCATTATTTACAAAGAATTATCGATCTTCATACAAAGAAAGATGAGAAGACTGGTCAACTATTATTACCTTATGTTAACCCTTTGACTGGCGAACAGATTGATGAAAATACAACTCTGTATGATTTGTTTAAACCTGGCATGCCTGAAAATCAATTAGACGTAACTACAGGTGAAGTTGAATTTCCAGACGGATTTAGTGTTGAAGAAATAAATGACAAAATAGCTTTTTCAAAACAACTTAGAGTTCCAGGACAAATAGGTTTTAAAGATTTAAAAAAATCAGCAGGTAAGTTTGCTATGGGTGTTGTACCAGCTTTTCTCGGTTCAGGCATAAGAGCTAGATTAATAGAAACAATAAACAGAGGAGATATCGGTGCTTTGTCTAAATTTTTAAAAGTAGCACCACAACTTATGGGTTTTCCAACAAGGCAAGACATGGCTGCTTTCTTTAAGTTTACACTTAAAACAATACCTAAAGAAATGATTACCAAAAATGAAAACTTAATTGCTTTGACTCAATTTGTTGAAAATATCTCAACAAGTAAATTTATGGAAGGAAAAGATACCTACTACAGAAACATTAGAAATGAGTTAGAGAACCCTCAATATAAAGAACAAAGAGATATTTTAACTAAAAGATTAGTAGAAATATACACAAATCCAGACATGACAGAAAACGTGATAGATCCTAATAATTACAATAAAATATTAGAAGAAGGTAAAATGTTTGAGGATATGCCGAGTTTTGTATATGATATGGCTCAACAAGAAGCTAACAAAATTATTTTTAAGGAGCATTACAGATTGATAGGCAAGAAACCACCAGAGCAAAAGACGATGCAAGATGATACTCTATTTGAGGAGCTTACGGGTATTGACCTCGCTCCAGGCGAAAGAGAGAATCCACCACAAATAAATCCAAGAACAAAAGAACCTTACGATAACGTTAGAGGCATGGCCATGGGTGGCGATCCAGGTCAGTTTACTGACCCCCTACGTACACCCGACGACAGCGCTGTTGACGTGAGAGGTATACAAGAAGATTCACCTTACTTGAGCATTGATGAGCTTGACTTGTTTGAAGAAGCAAACCTCAAGCCAACATTAGATAATCAAATGCCAGAAGTGCAATTAGCATCGGCTAACATATTTGGTAAGTTACCAGGTTGGGCCGTGTACCTTGATAAGAAAAGCGATTTACTTGGCTCAGGTAAACAAACACAAAACCTTATTCGAATAGGTGATCAGGTAGCGGAGGCTACAAAGTCACCAACAGAAAACATCAACAGATTTTATTCTAACCTTGAAGCAAAGCTTCTTGATCCAAGTGTGCCAGATACTTTTACAACGCCAGAAGAACTATTTAATTTCTTTCAGTCAAGAAACATTGGTAAGTTAGAAGTAGAGGACTATCAGCTACCACAGTTGTTTCAATCAATATTTCAGTCAGGTCAACCAGTGACCAAGGCTCAACTTCTTAGCAGAATAAAAGAAGCACCAATACGAAAATTAAAATCACAAACGTT